GTTGACGGCCGGTACTCCGTGACGGGCAACCTCGGCGCGCAGGGGGATGCGTCGTGGACGATCTTCGGGATGCCGGGGTCGGAGGCGTGGTTCGGCTGGATCGGCGAGATCGTCGCCTACGCCCGCCTCGTCACCGCGTCCGAGATCGAGCGCACCGAGCAGTACCTCGTCCGCAAGTGGGGCATCCGATGATCGAGATCCTGCGCGCCCGGCGCTACGTCACGGGCCAGATCGAGGCCGTTGCGCACCTCGACAACACGAAGTTCGTGGACGACGCGGCGGGCGACCCCGTGCCCGATCCCGCGTGGGTGCTCTCGAACTCGTGGCACGTCAGCCAGGAGACGTGGGCCGGCTGGACGCCCGCCGAGCGCGACGCGTGGATCACGTCGATGCAGCAGGAGTTCGCGCAGATGTGCCGCGAGCAGCGCGTGATCGTGGACGACGCGGAGGATGGCGGCACGGTGCTGCCGATCGAGGGGAGCACGTTCGCGCCATGAGCTACCAGGCCGTCGGCGGCTACCCGACCATCGCCGAGCTCCGGACGTGGCTCAAGGTGCCGGCCACGATCCTGCCCGACGCCGAGCTCGAGGTCATCGCCGGCGCCGAGCAGGTGGCGCAGACGCGCCTCGACTGGGGCGCGGGCGAGCTGCCGGCCGACGCGCTCGCGGCCTTCTACCGCCGCTGCGGCCGCCATGCCGCGGCCAAGAACATTCCGCTCGGGATCATCGCGGCCGATGCGGAATACGGGACGGTCCGGATCGGCCGCTTCGAATCCGAGATCGAGCGGCTGGAGGCCGCCTACGTCAGCCCGGTGGTCGCGTGATCAGCCGCTCCGACATCGCCGCCGCGCTCTCGACCGTCGAGGGCGTCACCGGGTCGGCGCTCGAGCCCCCGACCAAGGGCGCCGGGCAGGCGTGGCCGGTCTGGCGCGACAGCGTGACGCTCAACGGCTGTGATGCCGTGACCGTCAACTGGTACGTCTACGTCGTCCTCCCGGCGGGCGACCTGAATGCGCCGGCCGACGCGGCGGATCCGCTCGTGCTGCCGCTGAGCCGGGCGCTCCACGACACCGGGCTCACCGTCGAGCGCTGGGAGCCCTGGCAGCTCGTCATGGGCCCCGACCAGTCCATCCCGGTACTCCGGTACTCCGCGTTCGACTAGGAGGAGAGACATGCCCGCGATCGTCAACAAGCTCGGGCCCGGCACCCTGAGCATCGGCTCGGCCGGCACCGAGGTCGACTTTACTTGTCAAGTAACGGCCGCCAGGGTCGAGTGGAGCGCGGACGCCGAAGACGACATCGAGACGCTGTGCGGCGACACCGTGCCCGGCGCCCGCAACTACTCGGCCACGCTCTCGGGGACGATCTTCAACGACCTCGGCACCGCGGCGGGCATCGTCGAGTTCAGCTGGACGAACAAGGGCACGACCCAGCCGTTCATCTTCCAGCCGTCCCAGACCACGGGCGTCAAGGAGGTCCACGGCAGCCTCATCGTCGACCCCATCAGCGTCGGCGGCGACGAGGTCGGCCAGAACATGACCAGCGATTTCGAGTGGGCCTGTGTCGGCGACCCGACACTCGCGACGCCGGCCGCGACCGGCCTCATGGCCGACGAGGCGCGCAGCAAGAAGGCCGCCTGAATGGCCGCCACCTTCGAGGTCGAGGGCGGCAGGCAGCTCCGCAAGTCGCTCAAGGACGTCGAGGACGGCCTCAAGGATCTGAAAGCCGCCCACGCCGAGGCGGCCGGCATCGTGGCCGAGGCCGCCATGGCGGGCGCACCGCGCCGGTCGGGGCGGCTCGCGGGCAGCATCCGGCCCTCGGGCACCAAGACAGCCGCGATCGTCCGGGCGGGCGGCGCGCGGATCCCGTATGCCGGCGTCCAGGAGTACGGCTGGCCGCGCCACAACATCCCGGCGCAGCCCTACATCGTGCCCGCCGCGCACCACACCGAATCGACGTGGCTGGGGCGCTACCAGGACGCCGTGGACAAGCTGCTGGGGAAGGTGAAGGGTGCCTGACTTCAAGCTGCCGACGCCGCTCGCGCGGGTGCGCCTGACCGACGGCCGCGTCCTCGAGGCGCGCGTCATCAACCCCGACTACCTGCGCTGGGACCGGACCGCGAGCAAGCACGGCTGGCCGAAGATGGCCGAGGCGCCGTTCCTGTGGCAGACGTTCCTCGCCTGGAGCGCGCTGCGGCGCGAGGGCCTCATCGCCGAGAACGTGACCTGGGAGGAGTTCAGCGACCACCTCGCCGAGCAGGTCGAGATGCAGGGGCTCCCGGGCACCGACAACGGCAGCGCCGGCCTGAACGGGACGTCGTCCGCGGACCCTACCCTCGCGACAGTCGAGCCCGTCTGATCGTGGAGCTCGCCGTCGCAACCCACACGGCGCCGGCCGACTGGTACGACGAGGACGACGCGACGATCGCGACCGCGCTCGAGGTCCTCGACCGCATCTACAGCAAGGACTAGGGCATGGCCGCGGGCTCTGCGATCCTGGCCATCAAGATCATCGCGGACGCGAAGGACGCGACCAAGGCGTTCGACGAGACCGGCAAGGGGCTCGACGGTCTCGGCAGCTCGATGACCGCGATGGCCGTGCCCGCGCTCGCGGTCGTGGGCGCCTTCGGGGCGATGGCCGTGGCCGCCGCCGAGGACGAGGCCGAGCAGCAGAAGCTCACCGCAGCCATCGCCGCGGCGGGTGCCGCGACGGCCACCAGCACGGCCCAGGTCGAGGCCGCGATCGTCGCCGGGCAGGCGCGGGCGTTCACCGACAGCGAGGTCCGGGCGGGCCTCCAGGACCTCGTCACCGCGACCGGCTCCGTCGAGACCGCGACCGCCGCGATGGCGCAGGCACAGGACATCGCCCGCCTGGCCGGGGTCAGCCTCGAGACCGCGAGCGCGGCCGTGGCGAAGGCGTACGCAGGCCAGGACACGGCCCTCGTCAAGCTGATCCCCGGCGTCGAGAAGGGCGCCACGGCGCAGGAGACGCTCGCCAACGCGACCGCCCTCGCGGCAGGGCAGGCCGACGCCTACGCCGCCTCGGCGCCCGGCCAGATGGCGATCGTGGGCGATTCGTTCGGAGAACTCGGCGAGGAAGTGGGATCGGTGTTCCTCCCGATCCTCAAGGACCTCATCGGCATCGTCTCCAGCGTCACGAAGGTCCTCCAGGAGAACTCCGGCGCCGTCAAAGCTGTCGCGGTCGTGGTCGGCGTGCTCGCCGCCGGGATCCTCGCCGCGAACGTCGCGATCGCGGCCTACAACGCGATCATGGCGGTCGTCCGCATCGCGACCGTGGCGTGGACGGTGGCGCAGACGGCGCTCAACCTCGTCCTCTCCCTCAACCCGATCGGGATCGTCATCATCGCCATCACCGCGCTCATCGCGGCGATCGTGCTGGCGTACCAGAACTCCGAGGACTTCCGGCGGATCGTCGACGGCGTGTTCAAGGCAGTCGTCGGGTTCGTGCAGACGGCCGTCGCCACGATCAGCCGCGTCATCGGCACCCTCACCGCGATCCTTCAGGCGCCGTTCAAGGCGTTCGAGGGCATGGTCCGGACCGTGATGGACACCGTGACGGGTCTCGTCCAGGCCGCGGTCGGCGTCATCAATGGGATCCTCGACGGGATCCGGGGCGCAATCGACACCGTCGCCGACGCGGTCGACGCGATCAACCCGTTCGCCGCGCTGCCGCCGACCGTGGCACCCGCACCGGCCGTCGCGGGGACCGGGCGCGGAGCGCGGAGCACGGCCATGACGCGCGGGGCGCGGACGGGAGCCGCGGCCGACGCGGGCAGCCTCACCGTCAACGTCTACGGTGGCGACCCGTGGCGCATCGAGCAGGCCGTCCGGCGCGGCTACCGGGGCTGGACGGCGGGCAGCGGCAAGGGCGCGCCCAACCGCGAGTACTAGGAGGACGGCATGGCCGGCAAGAGCAACTACCTCGAGGGCAAGCTCCTCGACGAGCTGTACGGGGCGGCGGCGTTCCCGGCGCCGGCGACGATCTACGTCGCGCTGTACACGAGCGCGCCGTCCGACGCGGGCGGCGGCACCGAGGTCTCGGGCGGCTCGTATGCGCGGGCGGCCGTGACCAACAACGGGACCAACTGGCCTGCGGCCTCGGGCACGCCGCGCATGAAGTCCAACGGCACCGTCATCACCTACGCCGCGCCGACGGCCAACTGGGGCACCGTGACGCACTTCGGCACGTTCGACGCGGCCACGGCCGGGAACCTACTCCACTGGGGCGCGCTCACCGCCTCGCGTGTCATCAACTCGGGCGACGGCGCGCCATCGTGGGCCGTAGGCGCCATCGACATCACCGAGGACTGAGCGTGGCCTACACCGTGACGATCGTGCCCATCTCGGACGAGCCCGGTGCCGTGACGGTCCGCGTGCTCGTCGAGGAGGAGGGCGCGGACATCACGCCGGCCGACCTCAACCCGGTCACCATCGTCAACGCGCCGGACACCGCCGACGCCATCCGCGTCACCGTCGCCGACCTCGTGGCGCTTCGGCTCGGCCGCTAGCCGTGGCGACGCTCGTCGTCTACGCCGACGCGAGCGACGGCTACCTCTACTCGGGCCCCGGCACCTACGCGGCGGCGCGGGCGGGCACGGGCGTCGGCGCCGACACGACCGGGACGACGCTGGGCGCGTACCAGCAGTACGTCGCGCCCGACTACTACGTCTACGAGGCGTTCCTCGGCTGGGACACGTCCGCGATCGGCGCGGCGTCGACGGTCTCGGCCGTCGTCCTCGAGCTGTACCTGCAGGCCGACAACTCGGCGCTCGACCATACCCTCAACGTCCGGCTGCGCGACTGGGGCGCCACCCTCGAGGCCGCCGACTGGATCGCCGGCGCGAGCCTCTCGACGCTGACGCTCCTGGCCTCCCGAGCGACTTCGGGCATCGGTGCCGCAGGCGCATACAAGACGTTCACCAACGTCGCGTTCCCGGCCAACGTCAACAGGACCGGCTTCACGCGCGTCGTCATGGCGTCCTCGCTCACCGAGGCCGGCACCGCGCCGACGGCGACACTCGAGCAGGCCGAGTGGTGGTCGGCCAACGACTCCGGGACGACACGCGACCCGCGACTCACGATCACCTACACCGTCCCCACGCTCGACCTCGGAGGCGCCACGTCGGGCGGCACGGCGACCGCGGCGGCCGACCTCACGATCAGCCTGCCGCCGGGCTTGTTCGCCACGTCCGGCGGCAGCTCCACCGCCGTCGGGATCGTGTCCACGGTGAAGCCGCTCGCGGGCGTCATCGCCGGCGCGGCGACCGTGACCGGCGTGTTCACGACGCTCCCGTTCGGACCGGTCAATCTCGCGATCGAGTTCCGCTCGCGCGGCTGGTCGGGCTCCGCGGAGACGTTCGGGACGTGGCACGAGATCACGTGCCAGACCATCGGCGCCTCGTGGACGCGCGGCAGCCCCGAGCACCGGGGCCTGCTCAACTTCCCCGAGAACGGGCAGGCGAGCCTGGTGTTGATCGATCCCGAACGCGAGCTCGACCCCGGCAACAGTGCGGGCCCGTGGTACGGCCAGATCGACGTCGGGTCCGACGTCCGGCTCACGTTCGGCGGCCGGGTCGTGTTCATCGGCCGGATCACGACCCTTAGCCACGAGTTCCGGCATCGTCCGGGCGAGCCCGCGATGGCGATCGCGAACGTGCAGGCGCAGGGCTTCCAGGGCAAGCTCGCGCTCATCTCGGCGCTCTCGCTGTCGTCGGACGGCTTCTATGCCGACACGTTCCCCGACGAGGTGACCTACACCCGCATCAACCGCATCCTCGACGCGTGCGCCGTGCCCTCTGCCGACCGCGACATCCAGACCGGCGGCGAGCTGATCCTCGACATGGACTTCGAGAAGGCGCGCGAGGCGGGCTCCGCGTGGGATGTGCTGGTCCGGACGATGCAGGCTGAGATCGGCTCGATCGAGATGATGACCGACGGCAAGATCCGGACCCGCAACCGGGCCACGGTCTGGGAGACGACGCCGGCGGCCACGCTCCACCTCGGCTGCGATACCCACGCCGGCGCCATCGACGTCTTCGAGGCGTCGTTCGAGACCCGTCGCGATACGGTCCGCAACGAGGTCAAGGTCACCGTCGAGACCAACGACGTGTACGGGCCCGTGAGCGACGCGACCTCGCAGGCCAAGTACGGGCTGCGCAAGTACGACTCGGGCATCGGCGAGACGATCATCGAGTTCGCCGGCGGCCCGACGTGGGTCGCCTACTTCCTCGCGCGCATGAAGACGCCGATGCGGACGTGGCACGTCACGCTCCGGCCGACGACGCAGGCGCAGGTCGACGCGATCGAACTGGTGCCGCTCTACACCAGCCGCGTCCACCTCGTCATCGACGACATCGGCGGCGCGGTCATCGACCTCAACCTGCGGCCGCTCGGCGTCGACTGGTCGGTCGACCCGGCGGGCAGCGTGGTCGTCATGGCGCTCGGAGGCTGACCGTGGGCGGACCCACGCTCGCCGAGGTGATCCTGCTCGTGCTCGCGATCGTGGCGTTCCTGGCGCGCGCCTTCGGGGCCAACGGGCGCATCGACTGGCAGGCGCTGGGCTTCGCGTTCGTGGCCGCGTCGCTGCTCATCGAGACCGTGGGCTAGGGCTACTTCACCACGATCTTGCGCGAGATGGTCTTCGTCTGAGACCCGAGCTTGCACGTGACCTTCACGGGCCAGCTCCCCTTCTTCGTGTTCGACCCGATCTTCCACGACCACGAGATCCGTCCGGTGGCCGGCGCCGTCTTCGCGCCGAGGCCCGCGGCCCGAGATGCCGTCGTCGAGTAGTACACCCCGATCGTGCAGCGCGCCTTCGCCGTCGTCAGCACGGCAACCGTCGCGGTCGCGCTGCGGGCGACGGGCGACGTGAACCGCGTGAACTTGAGGGTCAGGGTCGCTGCGTCGACCGGAGCCGCGAGCGCGAGCGTGAGCAGGAGCGCGAGCGCCAGGATGGCCTTCTTCATTTCCAAGATCTCCTTGCGCCGTCATCGAAACGGGCTAGCGGCTCAACCCCTGGCAGTCCATGAGCCGCACCGCTGCGACTGGAAGCCCTTGTCGCTCGCCTCGATGGTCACGATCGTGGTGCCGGACACGTTGTCGTTGGCCAGAACGTCCGAGAGCTCGCCGCTGAACCCTTTCAGGCGTGCCCAGTAGCAGAGCTCGCCGCCGCTGCTGCGGTAGGTGCCCGGGTCGATGTCCGTGCCCACGATCCACGTTCCCTCGTCGAACTCGGTCGTGGACGTGGTGACCTGCGACAGGTCGGCCGTCCAGGTGCCGCACCGGGCGGATTCGAAGCCCTCGTCGGTCGGGGCGATGGTGACGATCGCCGGCGCGCCCTCGTTGCCGTTCGCGATGATGTCGTCCAGGGCACCGCCGAAGCCGCTGAGGCGCGCCCAGTAGCACAGGGTCGGGGCCTCCCGAAGGCGGTAGGTGCCGGGCTCGATGTCGGTGCCGACTTCGAAGGTGCCATCGCCGAACGATGCGAACTCCGACGTCGGCGAGGGAGTCGGCTGCGGGGTCGGCGTTGGGGCGGCCGTTGGAGCCGCGGTAGGTGCTGCCGTTGGAGCCGCTGTGGCAGCTGCGGTCGGGGCTGCGGTGGCCGGCGCGGCGGTAGCCGCAGCTGCGGATGCCTGTGAAGGCGGCGGGGCCCCGCTCGGCGCAGTGGTGTTT